GAGATACTGCGTTTAAATATGATATCCAACTTCACTCCTATGATTGAATGGATCGTTGAGAATATAACTATCGAAGACTGGAAGTCATATTTAATAGCAAAGAAACCAAATCCCGAAAAGTATGCTTCTAAATGTGAAGATATATTCTTCAATCCTGACATGGCTGCAACATTCAAGTTTTATACAGAGAATCCCGATCCTACCGTTCCTGAGTTTGATGTTGTAGATCTCATGATGCGAATAGTAACCAATATGGTTGTTCGTCATGATATATTCCTCGTACTCGGAGTGTATCTTATTATATCATTCGCTATGGGTGATTTCAATAATAAGAAAGCAGAAGACTCTCCTTGTGGAAAATATGTAAGGGAAGTTTTATCGAAAATATAAACATATATAATTCCAACGATGGGAGAAATTCTGTCAAATAAAAATAAAGAAGGTAGGAGTGTACATATGGAAAACAAAGATACTAATCAGAAAGTAACCATTCGAACACGTCATCGTGGTACTATGAACAATGCATCTGAAATAGAGAAGCGTTGTAAAGAAATAGACCCAATGGCGTGTTTCGGTGCATCAGCGCTAGTGTTCCCTGACAAGATATCGACGGTTCGTGGAGTTATGGGAACACGTCATACATCTCAGAGAGTTGTATTAACTAATCCTGAATTCCCAAGAGTGTTTACTGGTGCTGAAAATGAGTTTGGTGAAAGATCATCTTCTAACATAAAGGCTAAGGATGACTATCAGCTCATAAGGACATTCCGTAAATTTAAAGATTCACCTGTATCACCAATAGCATACATCTTTAAAAATTTACGCACCGGAAAGTATATTTGTGAAGTAATAAAACCTGCACATCACCTTGTTGAAAAATATGGATTCAGAATGAAGAATTCCATTGTCGGTAATTATAATGATGGCGATATACTTCCAAAAGGAACAACAATTGCTCAATCATCATCATATGTAAATGATAACTACTGTGCCGGTAGAAATCTCCGATTTGTATATACAGTACTTCCACAGTTAACTGAGGATGCGCTGGTTATATCAGATAAAGCTGCAGAGATGCTTACATATGATATGGTCGACATCGTAACAGTAAACATCAAACAGTCATCATATCTACTGAATAGATATGGTAATGAATCACTGTATAAACCTTTTCCAAACATTGGAGAAGAAATACAGAATGACATCATTTGTTCAATAAGAGAAAATTCTTATCTGTCGTCTGCTTCAGAATCGTTAATACCTCATATCAGTGATACCAACTATTGTTCGCATGGTATAATAGTTGATATGGACATATATTCGAATGTCGATGTTGATAATCAGCAGTATAACTATTATCTATCTCAGATAAGAGATTGGTATTCAGATATATATGCTTTCATATCAACAATCGTGTCCGACCCATACCAGGATGATACTTCTCTACTCGATATATATCATCAGGCAGAGAAGTATCTGAATACTTCAAAATGGGTAACTAAAGAAGATATTGTCGATACCATCATCAAGTTCACTGTTTTACAACCCAAGGACATTCATGTTGGACAGAAGGTTGTTGGTCGTTATGGTAATAAATCTGTAATTGCACAAATAGTACCGTGGCAACTCATGCCGAGAACTAAGGATGGTAGGCCTCTTGATATGTTGGCAAATGCTCTTGCTGTTCCTAATAGAATCATTTCATTTGCTACATATGAATCATCTATGACTTTCCAGATGGAAAGAATGTGGGAACATATTCTCAAGCTAAATGAGGAAGGTACTTCTCATGATGAAATAATGAATCTTGCCGTTGAGTTCGTTGGTACATATAATCCAGAACAGGGTAAGGAGCTTAAACGTGTATACAACATCGATCCTGATAAAACGTTTGCAGATCTCATTAGAAATGGATTCTATATACAGATCCAACCTCTCAATGAGAAATGTGTACGTGATTCATTGATTGAAGTATATGAGAAGTGGCCTGACATTATGAAGTATCATAAGCTGGAAGTCAAGCTCCGTCATAGGTGGGTTGAGCTTGACAAAGAAGTTCCTGTTGGTTACCAGTACACATGGGTACTCAAACAAGAACCTTCAAAGGCAATGTCAGCTGTTGCTACTGGACGTACCACATTATACGATCAGCCTGTAAAGACTCGTCGTTATAATAAGAATCTCATTCCTCATTCTGATAATCCTATCAAGTATGGTGAATATGATACTTATAACTTCCTTACTGGTATTCCGGTAAAGATGTTTGCTAAGATATCAACATACTACAGAGGATCACAATACGAAGATAATTCAATACTGATGAGCCATCTCAACGGTATAGGAATCGATACTTCGAAATACAATCAATTTCCACAATTAGATAATTTGAAGAACATTCTCAAATTAATGGGTACAAAACTCACTTCTGACGTTCACTGGTTTAACACCATTGGTACTGTAGATGAACTGCACAGTGTCAAGATCGGTAATAACGATGTTGACATTTCTATCCCCGATTTACATTACATTCTCATCATGGAGTCGTATTTATTGCAATATACGTCATACATGAATGGAGTGGTAGATATGGGAGAGTTCTTTAATCAGATGGCTCAAACCAACGTATTCACGGGTCTAAGTGAGAAGTACATCAATTATATTTTCGAGAAGTTCTCATCACTGTTGCCGATTCTTCAGCAGCGTAAGCAGTATAATTAATATACATGAAATTATATGGGGGCACATGCCCCCATATAATTATTTCTTTTTTTTATTCTGCAAAGTAGTAATCGTTTATCAACTCTTCAAAGTATTCTTTTACGAATTGCTTTGCGAATTCATATCTCATCTGAGATGCCAAATCTTTCATATGTTTTCCAGTACGTTTATATTCTTCCAATTCTTTAAGCGTATCTTCTAATTTTGATATCCAGCGTCTTATTGATGGTTCATAATATTCTTTGGCCATAATTAACGCTTTCTCCTCGGTAATGTCTTTTGTATTAAAAATCTTTTCAGCCAGTTTTCGGTCTATCATATAATCATTTTTACCTTTATAATTTATATAACCTTTGTCCTTACGACTGTATATTTTGATATATTTGTCTATAGTTTTTTTAAACTGATTTTTACTATCTTCGGCATCCATGTCATATAATTGTGAGTTTGATAAAAGTTTAACAGTAGCTTTAAGTTCGTAATATTCTTTTTCAATATTTTCAATATCTTTTATTTCACCATCTGTTGACCTAATCTTATTTTTCAATTCTTGCATCTTGTCATATTTAGCGGTAATAGAGCGGTCAATGTAATCAGGATCTTTGAGTTTATCGCCAATATTTTCAATAGCTTTTTCAAAACCGTCCATTTGTTTATTATATTCTTTTTGTAACTTGATGATATTTCCGATATCTCTCACATCTATATTTTTATCGTCCCATCCATAAAATAATGATTCTTTCAAAAGCAAGATAGATTTATTGGTTTCTTTTATGGCTTTAGCGACTGTATTTTCTACATCGCCAAGACTATCTGCCATACGTTTAAAATGCTCCTCAACTTCTGAACGTTTAAACGGTCTGGTTTCTTTATTTTTACCCCAGTTTTTAGTTCGTTTTTTAGCATGCATTACAGCATATGCATCAGCATAACCTTCTTCTGGACGTTCATCATGACCATTGTTCATATAAGGTTTGTTGCTGATAAATTTGCTATATTGCCCTTTAACTTTGTTAACATCATTTCGGTGTCCTTTAGTACCTCTTTTAACGCCTATATCGTCTGCATGACCTTCTTCATGTTTTCCGATAATTTGTGAATCAATCTGCTGTCCTTTGAGTGTTTTTGAACCAATAGAAATATCATCATTTTCTGAATTATACCATGCATTTCCCCTATCAAGATCATTTTGGTCCCAGATATGTTCAGCTTTGTCTATGTTGAATTTTATTCGTTTATTTGAACCATTTGATAGCTTTATGTCAGTTTCAATTGTTTCCGTTTTAGGATCAAACTTCCATTGTTGAAGGAAATGATACATACGGTTGCATTCCTTTTTCTTCTTAGGATTGTCACCATCATACCAATATCCATTTTCATCCATCCATTTAGCAATATCATTTCTAGGAGTTCTATCACGTTCACGATTCTTTGATTCTAAGAACCATTCCATTGACTCCATAAACATTTCATCAAGTGTGTCATTATTGCACTCAACAAACATTTCACGTTTGTCTATTATATGCATCATTGATTCAAGAACAGCCATATCAGCTTCCTGGATAGATTCATTTATATTATTAATGCTTTCAATAACATTCATAATTCACACTCTCCTTTTGAGATTAAAATTTATCTTTACGTTTATTAAACCCCCTGGTAACATAACACACTGAAAGGAGGACTTTATATGGATAATAATAACACTACTCAGGTTCAACAGCCCCAACAGCAATCAAAAGTAATTCTATTGAATGATGCTGACGGTGTTCCTCATTTTTATGACTTTGGTACAAAAAATGAATCCTTCTTGCTAACTTGTAAAGAGTTAAAAGAAATAGGAATAAAGAATTGGTATTTTCCATTGGAAATAAAATACCCAAACCTGGGTGTTCAAAACTTAGATCCATATGATCCTAAACTGTCTCCTGAAGATATAGGAAAGATCCTTGTTGAATGCAAGGCCAATCCATGGTATTTCTTCAGAGAATGTGTAACAGTACCTATTCGAGGTGCTGGTCATACACCTTTATATTTACATAGAGCTGGTTGCGCGGCAATATGGTGTTTCGATCACAGTATTGATTTCGAACTTGTTCAACCACGTCAAACTTATAAAACGACAACTCTAACTGCAATAATGGCATATCTCATGTTGTTTGAATATCGTAACTGTGATCTTCCTTATTTACATAAGAATGAAGGTAGATGTGAAGATAACATCAAAATTCTTCGTGACTACATCACTGCGTTACCCAAGTATATGAATCCTTGGGCTAACTATAAACATCTCCCTGGTGTTAAGTCACTTAGCTATGATGGACATAACGTAAAGATACAACCTATATCTGCACCTAAGGCAGAATCCGCAGCTACGGATAAAACCCGTGGTCTTTCATTGTTCTCTTGGTTTGCCGATGAGTGCGAGTTTGTTCCTTTTATGAAGGCTATCCTTGATGGTGCAAACCCAACTATCGTTCAAGCGCGTTTAACCGCAAAACAAAACGGCATTCGTTCATGTATGATGTATGCATCAACACCAGGTGACCTCGAAACACCAGAAGGAAAAGATTGGGAAAAGATCCTCAATAATCTTCCTAGATTCGATGAGAAAATGTATGATAAGACATCAGCAGAAATCGAAAGGATGAAGAATCCTCCTGCAGGAACAATGGACACACCACTCACAATGACTTATATTGAATTTAATTATATTCAATTGAGAAAAGATGGTGAATGGTTACGTCAACAATACTTCGAAGCCCTTCAGAAAAGTACTCTTGGTGAGTATCGTCGAGGTGTTTTACTTCAGAGATTCCGTGGTGGTGAGGGATCATTCTTCAAACAAGAAGACCTTGATGCAATTCAACAAAATCTTCGTGAACCTGATTATGATGTAACATTAATGAAAAAATATCATTTATATGTTTACAAACATAAGATTCAAGTTCCTGATATGAATTCTCAGGCACCATACTTTGATATGGTTATACCATACCTAATAGGTATAGACTGTGCTACTGGTAAAGATGGAGACAATACGGCAATATGTATTGTTCATCCATATACTTTGGAAGTTGTCGGTGAACTGGTTTCACCGTATATGGGTGGATTGGATCTGATGAGAATTGTTACCATCTTGGCTAAGATGATACCTCGTGCATTATTCTGTCTTGAATCGAATATGACTGGTGTTGATATCATTGACTTTGTACAAGAGTCTCAATTAGAGAACAGGTTCTATCATGATCCTCGTGCTACTGAAATGACAAAGAACATTACAGAGCCCCAGAATAGTGTTGCAAGTATGAAGGCTAGAGCGCGTGCTAAACGTCATTTTGGA